TGCAGCCGTCATCAAATCTTGTTCTTCACAAACTCATCCAGCGAGAACTGCTCTCCCACGAATGTCTTGCCACCACGCTTCTTCTGCCATGCCTCCGTCAAGGCGTCGAGCTCGTTAACCTCGCTCTTGCTGGCCATCATAGAGCGTTTCTTCTTGTCGTCCTTATACGATATCACGGGCTGGTCCATCACCATCAGGTCTATCTGAGCACTCGTGTAACCGAAACGCCAACCGTATTCCCTGATGCCCATCCACCGCGTGAACAGGAACGGGAACTTCTCATTCAGGGCGTGACTGCCGCCCCAACCCGTTCGGCTCGGCCAGCTTCGTGCGCCGCTTTCATCATCATCGTGTCCATCACCTCTACCATCAATATGGTAGTCAGCGCACAGGCTTCTGACCGCTCCTTTAGTTTTTTTTTACTCGCTCCGACAACACCCATCTGAAACTGAGTGCCGCGCTCACGCTTCACATACCACGTCCAACGCCAGTGCGCCCACCACACAAAGGTGGTCAGCAGCCACGTCAGAAAACCACTGCGCCTGTCTAGCACAACAGCACTGTACCACTTCACGATATTCTTAGCAACATCATCACTGTCGTATTTCAACATGATATGTGAGATACGACGCTCCGTGTCCTTGTGCAACCACCCGATACGGGCCTTCCTGCCACCGAAGCTCACCACCTCCGGCTCTGCCGACAACAGCTCGTCATACAACCGCTGCGCGTCTACACTAGGCTGCTCTACTGTCTCTTTCGCCATCCTTCCTGCGTTACGTGTCTGTGATAAAAAGAAAGGGGCGAAGCGGAAGTTCCGCCCGCCCCTCGGTCAATAGTTAAGACTGCCATCAAGCCGACTTCTTCAAGAACAGAATGTCGGGGTTAGAACCGTCACTCTCAATGGTACCGCTGAAATCAACGGCTACAACACCCTTGGCGTCGGTGTCCATCACAATAGAGGCATACAGAGCAGTGTTGTTGATAATCAACATCTGGTCTTGGGAGTCGTTCACGATAGCCCATGTGCCTGTCACCTTGTGGTTGCTCAGCACAACACCGTCGCCAGTCCATGTGCCGTCGTAGCTCACGCTTTTGTTCGTTACGGCACTGCTGCCGAAGGCCATCTGCAGAATGTTTGTGTGCTTGGTGGGAACACGGAAACTGAGGGTGATATCACCTGCCTCCGAACTCGATACCCAGTCACCAGCAAGGCCGATAACCTTGTAGTGCTCGATATTTGGCTCACCTTGCTCAAACTCGATGGTGTCTACCTTTACGGGAACGTCGAGGGTCGGGTCAAGGGTAAGGGTCTGGCCCTCCAGGGGAGTGGGTTGGTACAGCAAGGACGCGGGACCATTGAATACGTCCTTCAACTGTGCTTTTGTCATCATTGCCATAGTAGTTATCCTTTCTATCTTTTAATTGTTAATATGTTTTTCAGTAAGCTGGGGCTGTGCCGCAGCCTAGGGTTATACCATAGTGGTCATCTTTGCCTGTACGCGAGTGAAATGGTAGCCGTTGCCGTCGCTAGTCGCAGTAATCACCATTCGGGGGCGTGTTATCTTGAAGCGACGCTCACCGTCGATGATGGGAAAGAGGTCGGTCAGCTGACTGCGCAGCGTCTTCATGCGCTTGTCATTATACTGCTTCGGATTGGCGGCGGCCTTCTTGTCGGCGACGTATATCTCGAAGACTACGGTCTGGTCTAGCCACCAGTCATCATCCTCGCCCAACATCTTTATCGACTGTGAATAGGGTATCGACACGACGATAAACTCCGTTAATTTCGCATCTGTCGCATTCGGCCTGTCCTGCGGATAGACCTTCGCACAAACGGACTTCGCCTGCCGTCCCATCACCTCCAATATATCCTCTGCCTGTATCATCCTAAATGAAATTGCCAAATCTTTCCACCAAAGCTCTCTATCTCGTCTGAGATATTCAAGAGCACCTGCCTCGCTGCGTCCCTATTATACTCAATGACGCTTACCACCCTGTATGAGAAGCCGTCCTTGACGTTGGAACGCGAGTGCGACAGCCATCTGATAACCTCGTCGTCTGCAAAGTAGTTACTCGATGAACCCATCCTGTCGGGCTTGTTGCCTACCGTGAAGGTGCGTCTCTGATAGGTGTCGTCGTGACGCCTCGTGCCTTTTTTGAACCTCTCGTCATTGATAAGGGTAGTCCTGATAGGCGCATCTTCGAGCTGCCCTCCTACAGTGCCTTCGCCAGTCATGTTGGCGATAGCCACGGGACTGCCGTCTCTGTAAAGCACAACACCGAAAGAGTTGATCCAGTTACCTGTCATACTGCGCCCTCCTCCTGATAGGTTGACAGCGTGTGTATGAAGGTGCTCCATGATGGCAGGAAGCTGGGCGATGAGCCTTAGCTGCGCCGTGCTCATCATTCTCCTCTGAACGTTCTTGAAAACGCCTTCTGCTTTGCTTCTTGCCGACCCTCTCATGCGTCACTCCATATTCAGGTTCCTGTTCATCTCGCCATATATCACCGAACGGTTGTTGTCGGGCTCAAAGTCCTTCACCTCCCATTCTTCTGTGATACACCCTTCCGTCACATAGAGGATATCTCCGCTCATCGGCACCAGGGTCTCTGTGCTCGACGCTTCTCCGTCGTGATTCCAAGGCCATGCGTCATAACGCACGGGGATGCTCGCCTTGCGCTTGTTAGAGTCCACCTTCGCGTCGCCTGTCGTCGTAGTGTCGGTATAGCTGCGCCCGCAACCTTCATAGACCACAGCCTCGCTGCTGCTCTCTTCCGAAAGCCAGTCGCTCACCACCTTCCGCACAATACGGATATGGTGGGGATAACGGGGGTTGTCTACGCGCACCTTCCTCATGGCCGTAACACGTTGTGGTCTATACTACCGTCCACATGACGCTTCGCAGGCATGATACCCATCGAGTGCACCGTAATCCTGCGCTTGTAGAACACACTCTCTGGCTCCAGCTCATCATAGATGGCATTGGCCTCGGCAGCCAACAGGCTCTTGTCTTCCTTCGACAGCGTGTAACCGCCGTCAGAATGGCTCCAGCCGTTGTCGCTGTCCGTCGTGTTGTTCACCTTGCTAGGACCAAGCACCAACCACTTATACAGGTCGGCTTTCAACAGGCGGATATCCGTCGCGCCTGTCTTGGCCGATTGGTAAGAGGTACTGCCGTCAACGCCACGCGTCATCAGTATGTAACTGACGGCTTCTTCGGGAACGGCAAAGTTCACACAGCCGAAGAGCCAGTCCTCGACCGTGTAAACTCCGTTATTTGCACTAGCGTTTGGCATACACTATGGTCTAAAGGGTTAAGCGGTCACAGTAGAGATGAACATCCACTGAGGAACGCTGGGAACACAAATCTGAGCAAACTCCGACTCGATATACACCGACTTGGTCTTCGGGTTGGCACGCTGTGTCAACAGCAGACGACCGCCGTCGAAGTAAGCCACCTTGTCAGGCTCGTAGCCGATGCTCAGCGGCTGAACACCCTGAATGTCACCGATGCGGCCTGTAGGAATGAACGCTACGTTCTTAGAGTCGAAGTTCTCAATGCGAGTGGTCACGATGTCGGGGTCACCGTCACTGTTGGTGCCGGGGGCATCGACAAAGGCATAGGTGTCACGGACGACAATCTCGTCCACCTTGATGATGCGGCGAATGGCCTCCTTGAAGGCATCCTCGTCCTTGTCCTGAATGGCCGACAGACGGGTCTGAGCATCAGTGGTGGTCGGATAGAAGTAGATACCCATTCGGCTCAGCACCTTAGAGTGGCCGAGCATGTCATCCCACAAATCCTGAGAGATTTCCATCTTCAAGCCGCCTACATAGTGGAAGTCCTTGCGGATAGACTTCACGCGGTCTTTCAGATACTGGATGGGGTCAGCAGCACTACCCTCGGTAGTGTGAGTGTTGTTGGTCCACCAGCGCTCATTCAGACGATTACCCGTACCTGTCTTTGTCAGGTCATCGAAGTGATTCTGGGCAATGCCGAAATCAATCGTGATACCCTGCAGACCACGGGGGTTGTTGATGCTGGTCAGAGAGAACTGGCCCTTCGACACTACTTGGTTGCGGATATGGGTCAGCGCATTGTAGTACATCTGAATCAAACCGTCCGTACCCTCGTCGTTCAGACCCATGAAGATCTGCTCCATGTCGGGAGTGAGGGCAACGTTGCCGTAGCGTTGGATAAGCTGCAGCTGTTCGTTGATGATGGTGCGGTTGAAACGATAGTAACGCTTACCTGTAGGAATGTTACCTGTCTTACCGCTCAACTGGTTCAAGGCTGCCTCGTAGCCAGGTGACTCGGGGTCTACCCAGGTGGGGAGGGCCTTCGCGCCCGTGCTGGCAATCAGCTGGGCAAAGGTGTAGTTCAATGTCGTCGGGGCTTTCTCGAAACCGTCAATCTGAATAGCGTCGTACTTCTCCTCGTACTTGTCTACCCAGCCCTGCCAGTCAAGACCGCCAAGACCATTGTCAAACACCGAATAAAGTCCAATAGGATTGATATTCATAATGTTATCCTGTCTTTTTAAATTGTTAATGACTCGCGCCTTTTCTGTAGGTCACGGCTGCGCCGTGGCTGTCAAGACACAAACTTAATCTCACACAAAGCTGGAATGTCCTTCACCTTGGCGAGAACACCTGCTGCCAGCATGTAGCTGTAATACTCACCTGCGTAAATGACAGTTATAGTGCCGACGGTCTCGCCAGCCTCAATGTCAATGTCATAGAGAGTAGCACCGTTGATGCCGAGAGCGGCCAAGGCGTCGGCGTCGGCTGTGCCTGTAATCTGTGCGTTGGTGTAGCATGTCACCTTCTTGCCACCGTTAGCACCAAGGTCTTCCCACTTACAGAAAGTGCCAGCAGGAATCTTACCAGTGCCGTTGGTGAGCCAGTCGCTCAGATTGGCGACAACACCGCCTGCAGGGAACTGGTCCTTCACCTCACGCCACACCTTACGGGCGTGACCTGCGCTTACAGTCTGGCTGCCGAATGTATTACCCATTCTTCCCATTTTGTAAATCCTTTTTTAGTTAATAAAATGTTATCCTTACTCACAATCTCAACTGCTGCGCTTCGTCACGATTTATCCGCATTTAAGGACTCGCCTCGCTTCTGCGCTCGTCTCACAGTCT